TTGCAATCCGCATTCTGGTGATGTTCATGAATGCGTGAATCTTGCGGAGGATTCGGTCAGGTAGAGCTTGGCGTTTTCGATGAAAGAAAACGGCCGAATTGAACCCAAATACCCTGTCCTGTTGCAGGAACAAGTCCACAGGGAACTCCAGGAATTCCGATAGTTTTTCAAGCACAAATTCCGCCGGTAAGGCGAGGCCGGCCTCAATCTTTGAAATCGTTCCCTGTTGTACGCCGACACCTCTAGCGACCTGTGTCTGCGTCAGCCCGCGCGCTTCGCGAGCCAAAATAAGCATCTCTGGATTAAATGGGTTCATGTTCCCAAACCGCGCTGATGGCTGGACCGGAGCACCTGTACAGATGGGGCCATCGCGCTTACAGCCCGAAATGTTCTAACGTTTGCTGGCGCAAGAATGTCGATCCACCAGTCGGGCTTCTTCTTTGCAACGCATGGTGGCGTAAGAGTGACCCGGGAAATGCTCATTCCATCCGGGTTGACTCGGATGCCGAGCGTCAGAAGTATGGTGTTCGGGAAAAGCTCGTAGTTCCCGGATTCCATATGAAGGGCGTGCGGGGTCAGGAGATTGCTTGACCTCCGGCCCGTGTCTGTTTTCTTGAGCCACAGGAGTATTGGGGGCCTGCCGTCTAAGCGCAAGAATCTCATGTTTTTCTTTTTGTCGAAAACTGGTGACAGACTATCCACCTGATTCACGATGGCCGCAAAAACCGAATCGTTGATGTTGTTGGCAATGGTTGTTGCTCGGTGGATGGGGACAAGCGGCGAATCTCGATATTCCGCGTACCCCTGATTCACGGCGTCAAATATGGGTTGGTAAAGGGGCCTCAGCCTCTTGTGAGCTTTATCCTCGGTGAGTAAGTACATTTTTTCTACTGGAACTCCTTGCTCACCTGTAGTATGGGGCTGGTTTTAGCAAAAAGTCAACACAAATATTCCAAGGAATATTCCGCCCAAACCGACCACCGATCCTGCACGAACCTGAAGTTGTACCCGATTCGGTATTTGGCTCCGCGGCGCTGGCCGGCAGCGGGGCAACCCGGTCGGCGGCGCCCTCATTTACTCCGATCAGCGTCCATACCTTCACGCAGCATCGAATTGATGCGGCTCTGATATCCATCGCCTTTGGATTTCAGCCAGGCGAGGACGTCGTTGTCGATGCGCAAGCTGATCGAAGTCTTGATCGGCCGGTAAAATTTCCCGACAGTCGCCTTCGCCCATTCATCCGGCGATAGTTGCGGTACGTCGCCATGATCCAGGCTCTGGTCTCTCCGTTCGTACAGTTTGCGCGTCTTCGCGCTGATCTTAACCGTTCTGGTCTTCATAGATGTTTTTCTCATACGCCACCGCCTTTCTTGCGGAAATGACACGGATGATTTCATCGCTGGTTTCATCGACCGCCACGAAGATCGCGACCAGCAATGTCGGAAACGCGGCACTCATGCCGATGATCAAGTAACGCTGTTCGCCGTCCACGAAGTCGTTTTCAAGTACCACCTGACCGGGATCATGAAATATCCCTTTTGCAGCCTCGAACGACACTCCATGCTTCTTCCGATTTCTCTCAGCCTTAATGGGGTCCCAAACGAATCGCATAGCGTGCCTATTCATAATTGTATATACGTCTGTGCATATACGCAATAGCACCAGGGATAAACTGACCTCGTCGCCCCACACAAAAACCAGCTATCATCTCAACTGGCCGGGTCGCTCCCGGCTATAAAATGGCGGCGGGCGGGACCCATCCTCTCGCCCCGCCGCAACCTGGATGGGAGGTAAGAGGGTCTGACTCGCTGTTGCTGTTGCCATCTCTACGGTTACGGTCAGGCTCCGTTTCAACGATGCCGAAAAAATCTTTGCGGATTGGCTTCTACGGTGTCACCGTAACGAACGATCCCGACACGACGTTCTCCGAAATTCTGGAAAAGTTCAGACGCGAGGTTATCCCCGATGACGAGAGTCGCACCTGGGACAACAAGGACCAGCCGATCCGCTTGCAGTGGGCGACACACACTGGCGGCCTTTGGTCTGGAGAAATCATGCGAATACGGCTCCACGAGGACTTGAACCGTGCGAAGCGGGATGGCAGCACACGCCCAATCGAATTCGAGGACGACGAAGGCCTCGGCGAAAACACCGCGTTTCTTTTTAATCATCGGACGTCCACTCTCGTCGTCCACGAAGCGCGCGGCGCCGTCTCGGTGAACTCGTTTGGGAAATACTTCAAGTCAGTCGGGCAGGTGGAGGGCGTTGAGTTACGGCCGCTCATGCGCCCCGAAGCGATTGAAAGAATCGCCAGCATGGGAGCCATTTACTCCCTAGATGTTCAGCTCGAAGGGATGCAGACTGCGGCTCCGTTTCGCGACAGCGGTCGGTCAGCCGCTGCCATGGTGGATGTTGCTCGATCACTTCACGCACCGGTTCTGCACATCGTCGCAAAAATTCCACGAACCCGCGGCGGATATGTCCAGGAGACGCTAACCGGTGTCGTTGACGCACTTCGTGGGTTGATGCGAGACACGACCGAAACGACCGGCCTCACAAGAGCGGTAGTTACCGGTGGCAGGACGAATGGCGAAAACGCCGAAGAAATCGTAGACCTTATCGAAGACCGCCTGGTCGAGTTTGTTAGCTATGATTTAAGGGATGGCGCAAGAATTTCGGACCGAGACCGGCATAATGCCGTTCGGACGGCCTGGAACATCCACGCCGAAGCCATCGGTACCTACTACACCCGCGAGCCCTGATATGGTTCGATGGTTTGAATCAGAGCGGATCGAGCGTTCATATCCGATTGCCCTGGGACTGTCGACCGCGGTTTACATACTCTGCTTTCGGCGGCATGAGCCCTTGCCTTCCGGGCTGCGCGACGTCGTTCCAGCGGTTCTGAATATCGCGGCAATTTGTGTCGGGTTCCTCGGCGCTACGATGTCCATTCTCTTGACCATCGATCGGCACTGGATCATGCAGCGAATTCGCGAAAGTGGCTCCTACAGGCTGCTGGCGGGATACATCACTTCATCGACTCGGGCCGCCTTCTTTCTAGCGGTTGGTTCGGCGATCTCTCTGTCGTTCAAGGTTCGAGCGGTCGAGTGGTGGCACATATATGCGTTCGCGCTGTGGAGCGGTTGTGTGGTCTTTACGGCTGCAAGCGTCTATCGCGTCCTGGTGATTCTTTGCCGAATTCTCAGGGCGGTCTCCGACCCGGAACGCTGATAGGGCATCGCGGGGATACGCGCAACCTCCGGGGGCCGGCCAGTTGGGGATAAACTTCAACTCACTGATTGCAAAGGACCATCAAGCTCTCATTCCAGATGGGTTATCGGCGCCACCGCGACGGCACGAGGGTTACGCCGTAATCTATTAATTCTAGAAGACTTACGGGTCCTTCCCCGCCAAATGCCGCCCGCGGGCTCGCCGCCCGCACCTATGCGATATGGTCTGACACAAGTAAGTTTTTTAGTTTCAATACTTTAGTGGCTTCGTGGTAGATTTTGTGAGGATTTGTGGCTGGAGCGCCACGGTTGGGAGGGAAGACCGGGGAAACTCTCCCGATCCGCCTCAACCATACCATCGGATGGCGAAATTCTGGCGGGCCAACGGGATAAACGGTGGAAAATCTTGACAGGAATGGGTGAAACGGGTTATCTGTTGTCTTCGCTGCGTCCTAATTCTGCAACAGTCTGCAGTGTTGCAAAATGCGAAAGCCGCCCCGTCAAGAGCGGCTTTCCTGCAGTCTATCCGAATCCGATTGAGTCCGGCGATTTTCAGGAACCAGTGTAGATCGTTTCGGCGGTTTGACACAAGCCACCCTGATTATGCCGCACATGGGAATCACGGAGTACGCACGGCATCGAGGCGTTGAAGACGCGGCGGTCCATTATGCCGTGAAGATGGGGCGGATTCGCCGCAATCCAGACGGTCTGATCGATGCCGAAACGGCAGATCGCGACTGGGTAGACAACACGCAGGAACGGGAGCCGAAGCCGTCAGTACCGCCGCGAGGACACTACAAACCCTTGCCACCGACAGAGCGGGCCCTGGAACCGGTCCCAGGCATCACCTACAGCGATGCGCGCGCGCTGCGCGAGGTTTACGTCGCTCAGAAGCATAAGCTCTCGATCATCGAGCGCTCGGGCAAGCTGGTTGACCGGCAGGAGGTCGAGGAAGAGGCCTCCCGGCTCTTCCGCATGCTGCGGGATGCCTGCTTCAACCTGCCGCCGCGGCTGGCGGCGCAGCTGGCGGCCGAAACGGATGAGATGGCGGTATTCGACATCCTCGAGGGGGCGCTGCGGCGCGTGTTTGAGGACTTCGCGGAGGGCCGGCTGCAATGAGCACGCAGGCGCAGCCGCTTTCCGGGGCGGAAGCATACCGCCAGGCCGCGCGGAATGCGGCGCGACCGGATGCGGCGCTGAAGGTCAGCGACTGGGCCGACAAGTACCGCATGCTGACGCTGCGGTCGTCGCCCGAACCAGGCCCGTGGCGGACATCGCGCGTGCCGTTTCTAAAGGACATCATGGACGACTTGTCGCCCAGTTCGCGGGTGCGGGTCGTGGTTTTCATGAAAGGCGCACAGATCGGCGGGACAGAATGCGGAAACAACTGGACCGGCTTCAATATTCACCTGGCGCCGGGGCCCATGATGGCCGTGCAGCCGACCACCGACATGGCGAAGCGCAACAGCAAGCAGCGAATTGGGCCGCTGATCGAAGATTCCAGCGTGTTGAACGGACTTGTGAAAGACGCGCGGCAGCGTCATTCGGGCAACACGGTACTCGCCAAGGACTTTCCCGGCGGAATCCTGGTCATGGTCGGCGCCAATAGTCCGCGGGGCCTGCGTTCGATGTCGGCGCGATACCTGTTCCTGGATGAAGTCGACGGCTATCCCGGTGATGTGGGCGGTGAGGGTGACCCGTGCGACCTGGCCATGGCGCGTACCACCAACTTCCCGCGGGCGAAGATCTTCATCACGAGCACGCCGGTAATTTCCGGCCGCAGTCGGATCGAGCGCTTCTACGATGAGAGCGACCAGCGGCAGTACTGGATACCGTGTCCGCATTGCCGCGAAATGATGGTACTCGGGTTCGCGCAGTTGCGCTGGCCGAAGGGCCAACCGCATAAGGCGCAGTACTTCTGCGAGGCCTGCGCGAAGCCGATCGAAAACCACGCGAAGGAATGGATGCTGCCGCGCGGCGAGTGGCATCCGCAGATCGCGGATGCGGATCCGAAGGTCCGCGGGTATCACATCTCGAGCCTGTATTCGCCGGTGGGCTGGCTCTCCTGGGGGCAGATTGCGGCGAAGCGCGAAGCCGCCGGCAACGACCCGGAGAAGCTGCAAGTCTTCACGAACACCGTCTTAGGGTTGCCTTGGGCGGAAGAGGGCGAAGTGCCGGATGCGGAGCGGTTGTACGAACGGCGCGAGGCGTATCAGATCGGACGGGTCCCCCAGGGCGGGCTGCTCCTGACGTGCGGCGTGGACGTGCAGCTACGGCGCATCGAGTGCGAGATCGTAGCGTGGGGAAAGAACAAAGAGTCGTGGAGCGTCGATTACAGGGTCTTCGAAGGCGAGACGAACCAACCCGCGGTCTGGGCTCAGGTCGCCGCGCTGCTCGATGAGGACTTCAAGACCGACTACGGCGGGCCCCCGATGCAGATCCGGCGCATGGCGGTCGATTCCGGCTTCAACACGACCACGGTTTACGACTGGGTACGGAAGATGCCGCGGACGAAGGTGATGGCCGTCAAAGGCGAGAGCAAGGTCGCGGGCGTCGTCGGATTGCCCTCGCTGATCGAGATCGGACCACAGGGGAAGCGGATTCGCTACGGTGTGCGGTTGTGGCCCGTGAACACCAACATCGCGAAGGAAGAGCTCTACCGCTGGCTCCGCGGCGCCATGCCGGACAAGGCCCGCGGCGAGGCGTGGCCGACGGGTTACTGCCACTTCCCAGCGTATGGCAAGGAGTATTTCGAACAACTCTGCGCAGAGCAGTTGATCACGCGCACGATTGCCGGGCGGCGGATCACGAAGTGGGAACTGCTGCGCGACAGAAATGAGAGTTTGGATTGTCGAATTTACGCCCGCGCTGCCGCGGCATCGCTGCGCATGGAGACGTGGGCCGACCAGCGGTGGGAGCAGATGCAGGCCGAACTCATGAAGGACCCGCGGACGAACGTAGCAGAGCCTGGTCGGAGCAATAGCGGCGTCTCGCGCACTCCGGTGCCGCAGTTCCGGCCATTCCACGCAAGGGAGGACCCTGAATGAAAGCCACTTCGAACGGAACCCGCATTCCGAAGCCGCGGACGCCACCGCCCGCCCTGACGCCGTGCGACCTGCTGACGCTGGCGAAAGCGCAGATGATTGCGCTCGCGAGCGGGCAAGCGGTCGCCGAAGTTGAGACGCCGCAATTGGGCAGGGTCGTGTACACCAAAGCCGACCTTCCGCAACTGCAACGCATCATCGATGGTCTGGCGGCAGACTGCGCGGCGTTGACAGGCACTCCAACCCCTGGACGCCGCCGTCCAATCTCGATTGAGGCGTGGCCGTAATGCCTGGATTGCTGGACCGACTGTTGGGGCGCCGGGGGGACGCTGTTTCTGCAGCCGCAGTAGCAGTTACGCCCCCTGCGGCCCCGGCGGAATCCGCGCCCGGCGTGAAATTCGGCGCGAATGGCAGCAACGGCAGCAGTAGCGGCAATGGCGGCAATTGTTACTACTACCGCGACACGTCCTATGCGGGCGCGAGCCGCATCCGCAAGCAGTTGCACAACTGGATTCCGGCACGGGCGACTGCGGACGCCGACCTCTTGCCCGACATGGACATGCTGGTCGCGAGGTCCCGCGATCTCAACCGCAACAACGGGGTGGCCGCGGGCGCATTCCAGTCGCTCCAGGACAACGCCGTCGGCGTCGGCCTGCGTCTCAACTGCGCACCGGACTACAAAGCGCTGGGCAAGGACATCAACTGGCAGAAAGAGTGGAGCCGGATCACGGAGAGCCTCTGGCGCACGTGGGCCGACACCGTGTACTGCGATGCCGCGGGCCAGCAGACGTTCAATTCCCTCACTCAACTCGTCTTCCGGTCCTCGCTCGAAAACGGCGAGGCGTTGTGCCTGCCACTCTGGCTGGACCGCCCGGAAACGCCGTTCAAAACCTGCCTTCAACTGGTCGAAAGCGACCGGATGAGCAACCCGCAGTTCGTGCCGGCGAGCCTGTACCTGCGCGGCGGCATCGAGACGGACGTCTACGGGAAGCCGATTGCTTACCACATCCAGAAGCAAATGAACTGGCCGGGCTACTACTACGGGATTTACGGCATCCAGGGCTACGGCATTTCCTCCGGTCTGGAGTGGGAACGCATCCCGGCGATGACGCCATTCGGGCGCAGGCGCTTCCTGCACGTGCATGTCAAGGAACGGGTCGATCAGACCCGCGGCAAACCGATTCTCGCGCCCGTGATCGAGCAGTTCCGCATGCTCGATTCCTACCAGCGGACGGAATTGCAGTCGGCCATCGTCAACAGCCTGGTCGCCGGCATCCTGGAGACGCCGATGGACCCGGCAGGCATCGCGGAAATGATGGGCGGCGACCCGAATGCCTATCTGGCGTCGAAGAGCGAATATCGCGTGCAGCTTGAGGGCGGCACCATTGTCCCCTTGTATCCCGGCGACAAGATGACGCCATTCACTCCCAGCAGGCCTTCGGTGCAATATGCGGCGTTTGTTGAAAGCGTGCTGCGCCAGATCGGCTCTTCGATGGGCCTGCCCTACGAACTGGTGCTGAAGGATTTCAGCAAGACGAACTACTCTTCCGCCCGCGCAGCGTTGAATGAAGCGTGGCGCTTCTTCATCAACCGCCGCACGTGGCTCTCGACCTACTGGTGCGCTCCGGTGTACCGTCTCTGGCTGGAAGAAGCGATCAACGCCGGCATGATCGAGGCACCGGGCTACTACGACAACCCGGAACTCTATCTGCGTGCCAAATGGATCGGGCCGGGCCGCGGCCAGATCGATCCGACCAAAGAGGCGGAAGCCGCGCAGATCCGCATGGATACCTTCACGTCAACCCTCGAGGACGAGTGCGCGGAGCAGGGACGCGACTGGGAGGACGTGCTGGAGCAGCGGGCTCTGGAAGTGGCGCGGATGAAGGAGCTCGATCTGGAGTCGCCATTGACGCCGCGGCCACCGAAGGGCGAGACGCTGGCACCGGATATCGCGGAAGAACCGCCGGCAGCGCCTGCGACCCCGGCTAAGGAGGCAGCGTAATGGCCCGTACCCGCAGATTGCTGCGCGTGATGAGCGCCGTCATGGAATATCCGTGGGCCATCTCCGACGACGGCATGGCTCTGATCGAGCGCATCCTCGACCGCGCCATCACCGGGACCGATGTCGATATCGAGGCGGTCGCCACGCAGATCGGCAGGCCGCTCGACAACACCGGGGGACGCGTCGAGATGCGCGGCAGTGTCGCCGTCTTCGACATCCAGGGTCCGCTGTTCCGGCGCAGCGACCTGTTCACCAATATCAGCAGTTCGACCACGGTGGAGAACCTCGCCGTCGATCTGCAACGTGCCGCCGACAATTCGCTGATCACCCACATCCTGCTCAACATCGATTCGCCCGGCGGGCAGGTCAACGGCATCCAGGAATTTGCGGACCAGGTGCGCGAGGTCGCCGCGATCAAGCCCGTCGTGGCCTATGTCGACGGCATCGGCGCGTCCGGTGCCTACTGGATCGCGAGTGCGGCCAACTCTATCGTGCTCAACGACACCAGCCTCGTAGGCTCTATCGGCGTGGTCGCCAGTATCCGCGACAACCGCGCTGCGCAGGAGAAGCAGGGCGTCAGGCAATACGAGATTGTCAGCACGCAGTCGCCGTTCAAGCGCCCCGATGTCGCCACCGAACAGGGCCGGGCGCAGATTCAGGAAATGGTCGATGCGCTCGCCAGCGTGTTCATCGACCGGGTCGCTTCCTTCCGCGGCGTGACCGCGGAGGACGTGATGTCGCGATTTGGACAAGGCAAGATGCTGCCCGCGAAAGCCGCACTCGATGCGGGCATGGCCGATGAAATTTCGAGATTCGAGCCGCTGGTTGCCCGTCTGGCGGTGGAACACGGATCGCCACGGGCAATCAGCGCAAAGGAGAAACCTATGGCCGGAAATAATCCAACAACCACGCAGCCTGGCGGAGAGACGCAGCCTGCACCGCAACCCACAACCAATCCCGCGCCCGCGGCAACGACAATTCCCGCGCCCGCGGCAACGACTGCCCCGTCGCCGGCAGCAACCACCAACACCGAACGGCAGCGGATCGCCGCCATCCTCACGTGCCCGGAAGCCGAAGGGCGCGAGGGATTGGCGCAGATGCTGGCGCTCGAAACCGAAGAGAACGTCGAGGTCGCCCGGCGCATCCTGGGCGCATCGCCGAAGGCAGTCGCGGGTGCGGCGGCACCAGCCCCGAACCCGCTGGCGGCTGAGATGGCAAAGTTCAAGAACCCGGAGGTGGGGCCCGCGGGCAACGCCGCGGCAGACGACTCGCCGCAGGCCGAAGCCTCTCGCGTGCTCGCTTTCGTTTCCCCGGCGCGGCGTCTTCCGAACGCGTCGTAACCCAGTGTTCTTAACCAACCGAAAGAGAGGTTTTATTTATGGCAAGTTACGCTCCAATCGGACAAGCGGGTTTTTCTTCGACGCCGTTCAACTATTCGCCGCTGCTCAGTGATGGCGACGATGTGGTCAGCCGCAGCGCCTCGATGGCGTCTGGCGGCGGCGTCCAGAAACGCGGCACAATCCTCAAGTACGATCCGGCGACCGGGCTGATCACCATCCCTGCCGCCACGACCGACTGCAACGCAATTCTGGTGAACGACATCGACGCCACCAGCGCGGCGGCATCGGCGCTCATCTATGTGGGCGGCAAATTCAAGGCCGACGCCATCATCTGGCCCGGCGCGTTGTCGCATGCTCTCTGCACCGAATCGCTGCGCATGCACGACATCCAGATCGAGTCGGTCGTGTTCACCGACGGCACGCTGGTCAAAGCCCAATCCCTCGATTCCGAAGGGCAGGCCGCGCAGCAGGTTGTGGAGTTCAACAAATCCGAAGAAGAGGCGGCGAGGTCCGGTGCGCCGGGTAAGGCCGCTGCGGAGCAGAAACCCTCCATGGATAGCCCGTGGGCTTACCTGACCGCGGAGGAACGCGAGAAGAACCCCGAATTCGCCGAAGTCCCGACGGCGAAGGAACTGGGCGAAGCGGTGGGCGCAGGCGAGGGTTCCGGCACTCCGGTGACTCTCAGCCCCACCAGCGATACGGTGGCGGCGACACCGGAGACTGCCAGCTTCCACGTCACCATGACGGCACCGGGGATGGGGACCTGGACTCCGGTCAAAGACAGTTCGACCTGGCTCTCGATTGTTTCCCCGACTGCTCCGCAAAGCACTGACGGAGACGTGACCTACGCAGTCGGGCTCAACAATTCGGGTCTTTCGCGGACGGCCACAATCACCGTCAACGGCAAAACCTTCACGATCAACCAATCCGCAACTTAACGTTTAGCGTCGTCCTGGCCGGGGCATCTGGCGACACCCCGGTCAGGCGGCATGACCTTAACCGTTTTCCACTAAGGAGAGTTTTCCCATGGCCGATCTTTTTTCCACCGACGTATTGAATCGGGTCGTCGCCAGCCTGCTCGGTGATTCGCAGTTCCTGCTCGACCGCTATTTCGGTATGACCCAGACCGAAACATCCGAAGAGATCCACTTCGACGTGATGAATGGCAAGCGGCGGATCTCGCCGTTCGTTTCGCCGCTGGTCGAAGGCCAGATCGTCAGCACGCTGGGCTTCGTGACCAACACGCTGAAGCCCGCATATGTCAAAGACAAACGCGTCTTCGATATGAACCGTCCGCTGAAACGCGCACCGGGCGAGCAGATCGGCGGCACGATGAGCCCTGCCGACCGCCAGCGGGCACTCGTCGCCAGAGACATGCAGGACCAGTTGACCATGCTCAACCGCCGCATGGAAGTCATGGCGGGCGAAGTGCTGACCACGGGCAAGTCCACCATCTCGGGCGACAAATACCAGACCGTCGTGCTCGATTTCGGACGGCCCGCGGGCAATACCATCACCGTCGCGAAGCTCTGGAGCGACCCGAGCTCGCTGCCGCTCGATGACCTTCAGGACTGGTCGCAGATCATGTTGCAGGCGACGGGCGTCATGGCGACCGACGTCATCATGACCGTGGACGTCTGGAAGGTCTTCCGCAGTAACGCGTCGATCAAGGACCGCCTGACCTTGCAGCGCACCGCCAACGTCCTGCCCACCATGGAGCAGGCCGCGCAGATCACCGAAGGTGGCGTGTACATGGGCTCGCTCGACAACTTCAACATCTTCGTTTATGCGGGATGGTACGTGGACCCGGCGGACGGCATCGAGAAGCCCATCATCCCCCCGACCACGGCAATCCTCACCGCACCGCAACTGGAAGGCGTGCGGGCATACGGCGCAATCCGCGACGAGGCCGCCGGGCTCCAAGCGGTTCCATATTTTGTCAAGAGTTGGACCGAAGAAGATCCGTCCGTCCGTTTTCTGATGCTGCAATCGGCACCGCTGGTATTTCCGACGAGGCCGAATGCGAGTTTTAAGGCCAAGGTCCTGTAGCAATTTCCTGTCTGGGGGCGCATTGCGATTCTCCCCTTCTTCAGTGATCGGGACGCCCCCAGCGGAA